CCGGCAAATCCAGCCAACGGTATGGTGGCATTTCTAACCACAGACGGTGCTGGTGCAACAAAAAACAAATTAGTTTACTACGAAACAACAAATAACAGATGGAGTTATGTGGTTGATGATTCAGCCGTTGCTACGTCATAATAACAAATGAGATTCAAAGATATCGAAATAAACATCAAAGCATCACCTGACAAAGAGGACGAAGCACTTTTACAAAAACTGATAGGTGCCAAAGGTGCCTCAGTAACAACAGACACAGACGTACAAAATTCACAAAGCACCGGACCAGAAGAAAATCCTGGCAAAGTAGCGTCTGATGATCCCAACGATGCACCAGCAGTGTATCCATTACAACAAGAAATTGAAATGAAAAAAGCAGAACTTGGCAAAGATTCTGAAACAATTGCAAACGTTACAAAAGATCAAGAAGACAAAGGACCAG